ACCGTGCTTGAGCCGGAGGACCTCAGGAGCTTTCGGATCGACGCCGACGCCATCGTGCGCGAGATCGCTACCGCATCCAGGCTTGGCGGAAAGCCGGGACCTGTGCTGCCTGGTGTGTGGCACCTTGTGCCTCCGAAGCGGGCTTTGTTCGTGGTTCTGGCGAAGCGAGACCTCGCGACACCGGGATTGATCGCCGCGCTGCAGCGTATCGAGAAGCAACCGATCACTCTTCTTGGTCCGGCGGTGCCGGTGGCGGAGAGGCTGCGGTTCGCGGAGGCGTCCATCCACCACGTGTCGATCACGGAAGCCATTTGTGCTGATGGATTCGCGCTGGATCAGCAAAAGCTCATGCTATCGCCCTCGGTCGCTCCGCGGCTGACCGTGCTCGTGCAGGAAAACAGGATCGTGCTGGACGGCAAGAGCCTTGTCCTGTCGGCTCAGAACTTCAAGCTCATGGCTCTGCTAGCCTCGGAATTGGTGGAAGGCAGTCCCGTGGTCAGCCATGCGGAGATCGCCGGCAAGTTGTGGGCAGGCGAGGAGAGGGAATCGTTGATCGGCGATCCAGTGCGCAATCTCCGAAACGCTCTGAAGAAGGCTTTCAGCAAGAATGTCTCGGGCAAGAAGGCTTTGGCGCCACACTTGATCGAGGCTGTCGCGGGGATGGGCTATCGGCTCGCGCTCGATAAGTCCGAGGTGATGATCAGGCCCTGATCAGGGAGATCTGGGCGCACGAGTGCTTGCGGTCCGGCTTGGCCGGGATGATGCTCCCAGGGTGATTTCCGGAGGGAGAAGCGCCATGGCTGCTGCAGCGCTCCTGTCACAACTGGATCGGCGCCACAAGATGCTCGAAGAGCAGATCGCCGACACCAAGGTCCACAGCTCCGTCGACGACCTGAAAGTCGCCAAACTGAAGCGCCAGAAGCTGCAGCTCAAGGATGAGATTGAGCGCTTTCGTCTCGAAATGACGGACGGCTTGAGGGCCTGACCGGTCCCAGGCAGCGACCGGGCGTCGGTCGCTGCCTCGCAGGCGGGTGCCACTGGTCCTGCGATGGCGGGCGCGATTGCGCGCGGCATTTGCTGCGTCCGGCTCTCCCATAACAAGTCCATAGCGCGCCCAACGTTATGGGAAGCCCGCTCGGGCACAACTCGGTCCGTCACCAACGACGACCGAGGGCCCGCCGATGCGCCAGTCGATTTCCCAGGACGACCTCAGGACGCTTCTTCGTGAAGCCGACGCGGCAGCCCGCCGGCTTGTCCGGAAGCTGCACCTTCAGCCTGAGGATTTCGATGATGTTCGCCAGGACCTGCTGACCGACGCGCTGGCGCGCCTTCCCGCATTCGATGCAAGGCGGGGCTCGCTTGGCGCCTTTGCCGGCCTGGTGATGGCCAACCACGCCACCCGGATTGGCCGGAGAATCCGGAACCATCGCCGCATGTTCGGTGCCGTGCCGATGTCGCTCGACGAGCCTGTGGTGCGCGGCTCTCGCGAGACATTCGGCGCTTCGTTGGCCGAGGAGCAGAGCCTTGCCGCGATGCTGGGCGCCTGGGTCAACCCGATCTTCGCAATCGAGCGCCGACAGGACCTCGAACGCGGGCTGAGCCGACTCGACGCGACCGGCCGCCACCTCGCGGCAGAACTGGCCGGCGGTTCATCGCATCGGCTGGCGAAGCTCGGCCGCGGCGCGCGCGCCACGCTGTACCGGCGAACGCGTGACCTCCGGCTCCGCCTCATCGCGGCTGGCGTTTCGGCGGCGTGAGGAGATGCCGGTCGATGGCTCCGAAAGCGCGCCCGGGGTTCCTGCCGAATACGCACGGCTACGCACAACCACGCAGACATCCGCAGTGGGTGGTTGAGGGGGATCTCAGCGCAATCGCTTCGAGCCATCGAGGTCGTGAGACGCATCGAATGGGCGATGAGTAGGAGAAGGGTATGGCAGTTTCACAAACCAATCCCAGGACGATGCGGCGCCTCACCGAGACCGCGTTCTGTGCCTGGCTGGGTCAGGCCTATCCGAACGAGTCGCTGGAGTATCACCGCGGCCTGCTCGCTTTGGACGCCAGCCACGACAGCCAGACTCCGAAGACGGATCCCCGCCGCGAACTCGCTCGTGTCGCACGGCGCGCGTGGTGGGCGGCCTCGCAGGGCCTCGTCCACCTGGTCCAGCGGCGCAATAGCCCTGACGACTTCACCTACATCGCAATCGCGCGGCCCCGCACGCCGGAGGCCTCTGCGTCGCTCTCATCGGTTCTGCTGAAGGAGGCTACCTAGTGAACACCGTGACGACCAATCGTCCCCAACTGGAGACGATCCGGAACCTGCTAATCGGCGAGGTCGCGCAGTTGCCGGCTGAGCATCTGGCCCTGCTGCAGGAGGACGCCACGGCGGCGCTCGACGCCAGCAAGAAGGCCAAGGACTGGATCGAGGCAGCGATCGTGCTTCGCTTCAGCGAGCCAGCGCAGGCGCTCCGGCGGGAGGCGGGCAAGGACACGGGCACCGTCCGGTTCGAGCAGGATGGTGTCACCATAGTGGCCGACCTCCCCAAGCGCGTCGACTGGGACCAGGCGCTGATCGCCGACCTGGTCGAGCGCATCCGCGCCGGCGGTGACGACCCCGGCCAATACGTCGAGATCGCGATCAAGGTGCCGGAGCGCAAGTACACGGCTTGGCCCGATCACATCCGCCGCCAGTTCGAGCCGGCACGCACGGTCCGCACGGGCAAGCCCAGCATCTCTCTCCATCTCGGGGAGCGCGGCCAATGAGCCTGCGCATCGTTACCGCCGACGAGCGGCTGTCGGCCGCGAACAACAAGACCTCGGCCGCGATCTTCGGTCCTCCGGGGGCGGGCAAGACCTCGCTGCTGAAGACGCTGCCGCCGAAGGAGACGATCTGCCTCGATCTCGAGGCCGGCATGAAGTCGGTGCAGGACTGGCCGGGCGACAGCATCCCGGTGCGGACCTTCACGGACGCCCTCGACATCGGCTGCCTCGTGGGCGGCATCAATCCCGCCGCCGATCCGAACGGCTTCTTCTCCGAAGGCCACTACCAGCATCTGGCGCAGGCCTACCCCGACCTGGTCCGCCTGCTGGCCGGCAAGAGCATCGTGTTCGTCGACAGCATCACCGATCTCACCCGCCAGGCAATGGCATGGGCGAAGACGCGACCTGAATCCTTTTCCGAGAAGACGGGCAAGCCCGACGCGCGCGGGGCGTATGGCCTGCTCGCCCGGGAGGTGATCGGACTGCTGAAGCACCTCCAGCATGCCCAGGGCAGGACGGTGATCTTCGTCGGCATTTTGGAAAAGGTAACCGACGAGTTCAATCGGACGACCTGGCAGCCGCAGATGGAGGGCGGCAAGGCGGGTCGGGAATTGCCCGGAATCGTCGACCAGGTGATTTCGATGAGCCTGTTCGAGCCCGAGGGCGACGGCTGGCGCCACGATCCCGAACGCGCCGACATCCGCCGTCTGGTGTGCCGCGCCGGCAATCCCTACGGCCTGCCGGCGAAGGACCGCTCCGGCCGCCTTGACGTGACGGAGCCGCCCGACCTCGGCGCGCTGCTCGCCAAGATCAACACCCCCACCAGAGGATGACTGCGATGACCTTCGACATGAACGATGCTGAGCCTCAGGCCGGCGGTGACCTGATCCCCGACGGGACCTTCGCCAGGGTGACGATGACCATCCGCCGCGGCGGTTCCGACGGCGACAGCGAAATCGACCGGGGCCTGCTCAAGGCCTCCAACGCGCCGAGCAGCGACGTGAAGTCTCTCGACTGCGAGTTCACGGTGACCGAGGGACCCTACGCCCGGCGCAAGTTCTGGCAGATGTTCACCGTGTCGGGCGGCAAGGTGGACGATCACGGCGTCTCGATCGGCTGGAAGATCAGCAAGAGCATCTTCCGCGCCATGATCGACAGCGGCCTCGGGCTCGATCCGCGGGACATGAGCGAGGCCGCGAAGGCGAAGCGGGTCCTGCGCGGCCTGTCGGACCTGACCGGCATCACCTTCGTCGGCGTCATCTCGGTCGAGCCCAGCAGCAATCCGCGCTACGGCGACAGCAACCGGCTCGCACGCGTGGTGCTGCCCACGGAGCCCGAATGGCGCCGTGTGCTGGATGGCGAGTCAGTGCCGCCCGCCCCGAGCAAGCCCCGCGCACGATCCGCGCCGGCTGCTGCTACTGCCACTGCCGCGCCTGCCTGGAATCCGGCCACCCCGGCGAAAGCACCTCAGGCGGCCACGGCAGCAGCCCCGGTGCCGGGTCCGAGCTGGCTGAACGGATGACCGTCATGACCTCGGACGAATCGTCCGAGGTCATGACGCGGGAAGCAGCCAGGGCGATCGGCACATGGCTCGAAGGACGCGGAAGGCTTCATCAACCCATCGCCAGTCTCACCCTGGCGGATCTCGAGGCCATGGCCACCAACGCGATCTCGCGCTTCGTCGTCCTGGGCATGGAGCGGATCAGGGATCGCTCGGCCGACGCCGGGGCCCTGACCCAGTTCTTGCTCGCGTAACGCCCTGCGCCCTGTGCGGCCGGGAGGGGCGTGGCTTCGGCTACGTCCACCGGCTGCTCTGGGACCACTTTCCCTACTACCGCTTCTGCTCGATGCGCTGCCTCGACGGCGGCTCGGCACTCGCCAACAGGAACAACGGCATGATCGACAAGACGGACATGGAGCAGAAGGCGATCAGGGACGCTCGACGGTTCCTGGCCGAGACGCTGACGGAACTGGGGCTGCTGGCGGCGTTCCACGACCGCGCCGCCACCGACATCGATCGCATCATCGAGGCCTGTGTCGACGGCTTCCAGGACTCGATGCAGCGCCAGTCCGCCAGCGGCGACGTGCCGTTCTGAGGAGCCATCGATGATCGACCTGAACCACGGCTCGCATGCCCTGTACGGTACGCCCCCGGCGCCTGCGGTCGCAGACCGCGTCAATGCCCTGATCGACCAAGCGTTGGTCGAACGCAACCAGGCGCGGCGTCCCCGTGATTATCTCGGCGGCAGCCGGATCGGCGAACCGTGCGCGCGCAAGCTCGCCTACGAATACGCCCACGCAGCCGTCGATGCCGGAAAGGGGTTCGACGGGCGAACGCTCCGGATCTTCGACGCGGGTCACCAGTTCGAGACGCTGTCGGTGCAATGGCTGCGCGCCGCCGGGTTCGACCTGCGCACCCACCGGTCCGATGGCGAGCAGTTCGGCTTCGTAACCGCCAACGGCCGCATCCGAGGTCACATCGATGGCGTCATCGTCGGCGGACCCGAGATCGGCGCCAGCTGGCCGCTCCTGTGGGAGCACAAGGCGCTGAACGCGAAGTCGTGGTCCGACACCGTCCGGCGCGGGGTTCTCCTGTCCAAGCCCGTCTATTACGCGCAGCTTCAGATCTACATGGCCTACATGGACCTGCGGGCCGCGCTGTTCACGGTGCTGAACAAGGACAGCCAGGAACTCCACCACGAGCTCGTGGCCCTGGACCCGCGAGCCGCCCAGGCCCTGTCCGACAAGGCCGTCGACGTGATCCGGGCCGCCGAAGCCGGCGAGCTGCCGCCCCGGATCGCCGCCAGTCCCGATTTCTACTTCTGTCGCTGGTGCGCCTATGCGCAGCGCTGCTGGGAGGGTACGCGATGAGCTTCACGGCTTCGCCGCAGCAGGAAGCGGCAATCCGCAAAATAGTTGCGTGG